CTCCTGCAGCAACTACAACTGTTGATTCTGATGAAGATGATGCACTATCCTACTTTCAAAAGTTAGCAGATAGTTAACTATACAATCGGATATTATCTCCAGTCACTAAGGTTCTACTTACGAATTGAGTAGAACCTTTTTTATTTGCCATGATTTCTTCTATGTCATCAAAAAGAATATTTAAATAAATCGGTTTTAATAAGAAAATACTTCTTTTTTTATTATTCAATCTATCCTCGTGCATGTAATTTGTTATCGGCATTGCAACATCAGTTCTTATGACTTGTTGATCAGAAACTTCATCATAAAATGAAACACTTTGCCCTATACTTACTCTAGAACCAGAGGGTATTATTATTGTTCCATCGCTTGCTTTAACCTCTCTGGATTCATAATGATGGATACCTGAGTATAATACCTCTTCACTCTCATACTTATCAGTAATATATCTGTTAAAATCTCCTTGTGATAAAGGCCATTCGCTTTGAACATTTACAATATTATTTGAAATTAATACTACCCAATCAAGTGTAGGATCACCATAAATTAAATCTGCAACATTATCAGGTCGATCATCACCCAATACATCATATTTGGTAAAGAAAGTAAGATCTTGATATATATCTTCTCTTAGTTTAGCTCTTTTGAATAAATTTTTTACTAAAGAGTAATCACCTTCACTTCTACCCTCTCTAGTACGATTAACGTATAAAAAATCTCCAAGATTTGAAAAATATGGATTTGGCATTTTAGAATCCTATCCCCTTCTTTAGTGCTTGTCCAGCAAAATCTGGACTAAAGATCTCTGTGCTTAATTCCTCTACGGGTTTATTGGTATCATTGTCGTAGTCATCATTATATAGTGCTTCTGTCTCTTGGAAAGAAAGTGATAATGAGTAAGAAACCATTGATGAATCTTCATAAGTCATGTATGAATTTTCAGGCATGTAGTTTACACCGACTGATACAAGGGCACATTTTTTGACACGAGGTAAAAATTTATGTCTAACTAGACCGTTTAGAAATTCAAGTCTGTATAAATTTGGTGCTCCTAAAAATGTTCCACTCGGAGTTCTTTGAGCAGCACTTGATTGCTTCAACGCTCTGATAATTTTTTGAACCTCCAACGCCTCTCCCCGATCTCTTGGACTTAGAATAAACTGAAAGGTAAATGTTCTAAGAGCAGGCCCTTTGAAGAGTAATGCTAAGTTATTATTTAATATAGATCCCTGTGTTCTTGCTAATAATTCATTTGTATCAATACCAGTCGCACTACCTGCGATCAAGTTTGCGATTGCTTTTTTTGTATCAGGATCTTTAACGGTTTTTTTAAAAATCGCTCCTGCGTCTTTTCCACCTTCTTTTGCACCCTCAAGTAAAAATTTCAATGCAACACCTGACACTCTTTTTTGAAGTGGGTTTAAAGTTCCTGATCCAAACTCAACTTTGTTTTGATCAGTTACACCATCAGGTATTGGTAGAAATATATGTCCTGCAAATGATTCTCCATATTCATTTGCATTTTGATTCTCTCCAGCTGCATATATTCGATCTTGATTTCTTTGAAAACTTTCCCTTACTCCATACCCAACATATGAACCTTGTTTGTTATTATATTTTGCCAACTCTGGAAATTTAACTGGATCAACGTTAGGATAATCACTTGGCAAAAGTTGATTACCAGTTTTTGTAGATATGAATCTCTCTCTTTTTGTATTACTTAAATTAGTTTTTCTTGGTTTGATAATCGATATTTTTAATTTATCTTGAACACTATCTTTAATAGTTGAAGGATAGACCATCGTTCCATACTCACCTCTAGATAATCTCGCATTAAGTTTTGATAGATCTTCTTTCTCTGCTGCTGCATCAATTGAATCATCTTTATTGTTTGCCTTTCTATTGTTTGAAAAATCGTTTAATGCACCTTTCACTTTATAATTTTCATCTTTTATTATGTTTTTTACTTGATTTGCAGATTGTTTTTGTATTCTTTCTTCATTATTCTTTACAAAATCTATTTTTGCTCCCGCCTCTGTAAGTTCAAATGTTTTTTCACCATCTTTTGTTGATCCAGTTGCTATTGTTACACCTAGTCCATTCGCCCCTAATCCTTTTTGGTCATCTGTTAAATTTTCATATGCTTTCATTTTTGATTTGCTATCGAACATGATAACTTCTCTTTTATAAATTATATTTCCTTTTTCATCCTTACCATTCTGACTCACTCTTGTTGTTGTATAATAACTATTGGTACCCGGCTCCATCGTTCTTGTGGCAGTTCCAGTATACTTTTGAAAAGTACTTATCTTACTTACTTGATAATCTCTACCATCATTAAAATCCTCTACTGGATTTGATTGAGCTTCTGTTAAGTGTCTCCCCATTTATCGACCTTTTTAGTTATTTAGGAACTTCGCATAAGGAATTGCAAGAAGATCATCAAGTTCATTTGGTTGCACAATGTATAACTGACCCGCGAGTTCATTCCATGTGTAGTTACGATACTTTTGCCAATGAAAATTAAGACCACGGAAACCCCAACCAAATATATCAGTGCAAGCTATGAGTGGGTGTTGATCATAGGTTATGTTTGGAGTCTTTGGATTATATACAAAGGTATAAAAATTTCCAACATCAGGAACAGGTGTCACAGTATCATTAAGAAGAGACATGATTTCTAACATCATATCCTCCTGATCGTTTGTTGGATTGTTTATGTTATTACCTTCGAGTCTACTCATCTGATTCCAAGTTCTTTCTCTGTGACAACTTTAAATTCAATACGATGGTCTTCACAAAATTCTTTTGCAGCTTTCCACTTTGCCTGATTGACTGCGTAGGTTACACATTCAGTAAGATATGATTTTGTTTTGCGACTTCTTGGTTTTGGAGGCATCGTTTGCTTATGTGGTTTGACTTCCACTACATAAGTTTTGATCATATCATTCTTCTCTTTCACTTTTATTAAATAGTCTGGATAGTATTTGTGAACACGATTATCTTTTGGCGAAACATATGGTATACTGAATTCCTCTGATGCCCATGATATAATACTATTATTCATATCACACCATTGACAAAACTTTCTCTCCCAACTACTACGGCATATAATCATCTTTGAGTTGCCTTTATACTTGTGTGGATACACAGGAGTATACTTGCTTTTGATACTCTCTCCCATAACTTGCCTACATAATATACAAGGTCAAACTATATTTATATATGGCTACCATCCAACCACAAAGAAGATCGCTTGCAGAGATAAAATCAAAATTACTTAACCCTGCAACTACGTCTCACTTTCAAGTCAATATTGGAACTCCATCTCGTTCTGATGGATCTTTCAATCGATTTTTAAGAGAGACTGGTTTAAATTATGATCAAGACCAACTTAACATATTATGCTCTGATGCATCTCTTCCCGGTTCAAGACTTGCAACTACAGAACTTCTTAATGACTTTCATGGTGTTAGGGAGAGACATGTTTATAGAAGATTATATGATGATTCAATCCAGTTGTCTTTCTACGTTGATGCAAATCAATATCATCCTATCAAATTTTTTGAAGGATGGATGAATTATATTACTGGTGAAACAAGTGAAAATATTCTTTCTAATGTAAAAAATCCAAATTTCTCATATCGTATGAAGTTTCCCATAAATTATAGGGGATCACTTGAGGTTACAAAATTTGAAAAGAATGTTGACTCAAAAAGTAAGGGAGATCCTCTCACATATCAATTTGTGAATGTTTTCCCTCTCTCTGTGAGTTCAATGCCAGTATCGTATAATCAATCATCATTATTGAAATGCACTGTATCCATGGCTTACACAAGATACTTTATTGATAGAGGAAGGTCGGGAACAATATCTGATGTTCTTAATCCGATTGCACAAGCAGCCGCTAATGTCCAATCACTTTTCAATTTATTTACCTAAAATAAGTTACTAAATAAACTTACTGAATTATTATTATGCCATTACCAAAAATTGCAACCCCAAGTTATGAACTTGAATTGCCATCATCAGGAAAGACTATAAAATATAGACCTTTCCTTGTAAAAGAAGAGAAGTTATTAGTCATAGCACTTGAAAGCAACGATACAAAACAAATAACAAATGCAACAAAGGCAGTTATTCGATCATGTATTCTTACCAAAGGAATAAAGGTTGAAGATCTACCAACTTTTGATATTGAATATTTGTTTTTAAATATTCGTGGAAAGTCTGTCGGTGAAGAAGTTGATGTAAAAATTACTTGCCCTGACGACA